ATGTTGTAATGCGTACTGACCCAATCGTAAAAATCGTTCTCTGAATTGAAATTTACATCCAACATATTGAATGGATTTTCTAAACCCAGATAAGTCGATAATGCTTGATGTTCTACTTGATGAGCCAATAACCAATCATCAAGGTTATCCACATTGGCATCCGTAATTGGAAATTTAGCATAGGTTTGACCTAAATCTGTCAATGTTTCCCAAAATAAAAGGTGTTGCACACCATTTTCAAACAAGAACTCTCCTAGTGATTCTTTATCACCAAATTTAACAATGGAGAGCGTGTCCATATTGATAGAGCTAACCAACCTTTCTCATTTATCTACCTTTGCGTCTAAACGATCAAATATCTTATTTAACATTTGCTTAATGTCGGATATATCACTTCGATAATCTTCTTTAGAAACGTAGTAATGTGGCATCTCTTTGTTGTCATTTTCAAGGTCTTTAATTTTGTTGCTGATACTGTTTAGTATCCACAATGCCAAAACACCTAGTGCAGAAATTAACACATTAAATATTTCTTGTATAGTCATGTTAAATTTTCGAATTGTCTAATAATGGAATTAAAACTAATTGTTGGGTTGTCGTGGCATTTGCAATAGATTCTCTACCAATTGTTAATTGAGCAAAAAAATCTGTATCAGTTACTTGATTATTAATTCCAGCTAATGTGTTTAACTGTCGAATTTGTGTTAATTGCAATGCGGCAGCGTTATATTGATTTAATTTTTGTTGTTGTGCTTTACTAAAATTAACCGTGATTGCGCCATTAACAAGTTCCCAAGCATCAAAAAATTGAGCGTCAGAACCCTGTGGCAAAACACTATCATCAACAATTATTGCTCCTTGAGGACAATCTTTTGCCAAGACTTCGTCAATAGGAATCTCACCAGTAGGTGTGCAAATAGCTACTTGACTATTTTGTTCGTAAATAATTACTTGTGCCATGATTTATCCTTATGAACCTAAAATTATAACTGTCATATTATTGCTATCAAAACCAACATAAGTGTTTGGTAATGCACAAACAATTCCACAAGTTGTTGTTGTCGGTGTTGCATTGTAACCAACAACCCTTATAGCATTAATATTATCCCAAGCCATTCCAGCAGCAGCATAATAAGCATTTGGCATTGGTGTAATAAAATTTAATATGTAATTTCCAGTAGACGAATAAGTAACTGAACTAATATTAAAAGAATTGTTTACTGTTTTAGTTACTGCATTGTAATTTACCCACGCTTTAGCAATACCAACCATGCCATTTTGAGAAGCTAATACACCTGTTGGAGAATTTAAGTTTGTCAAAGTAGCATTACCACTAGCTATCGTGACATTGTTTAAAGTCAGATTTCCAATACTCGAAGATGAGTTGCCAAGACCAACAGTCGTATTACCAAAAGTTACATTCCCAGATGCGTTTGCAACAACATTACCACTCGTAATATTGACGTTAGCAAGAGTTAAGCCTGTGATGGTTGTAACGGTTTGACCGAGAGCAACAGTAGTTTGCCCAAGTGTAACGGGTGTGGCAAAGTTTGCGTCTAATTGCGATAAAGGAATTGACTGCGATGCCGTAGAAAATGTATATGGGACTGCCATTTAAAACCTCGTTCTTAGTTCGTATTCAAATTCAAAACCGTTATAAGCAAAGCCTGGCTCATTACTAGATTGTATGGTCATTCCAAGATATTTACCATACTGTTTTGCGTCAGATTTATATAACGTATACCCACTGGTCAACCATGAAATAATAGTGCTAGATGCGTTTGTCCAGCCAATTGTCTGTAAATTACTGTTTTGCCATGTAATAACGCTCGACAACACAATGGTTGGACTCTTACCCATTTCACTATCTACGGTGACATTTAAAATAGCGGAAGAATTAATGTTGGTACCTTCAATACCAATTTTTAAGGCTTGTTTAGTCCGAATATTGTCATCCATTGGCATTAAAGCCGTTTGAACAATTGTCGATGTATTATTAATGTTATCGTTATACAAGCGATACAAAGTCGTACCATCCGTGCCAAACAACGAGATTTTACCCGCAACAGGGACAGAAGTAATGTAAACCAGATTGTCGTTCTGCGAAGTAATAAACCATTTCTTCTCAAAAAACACCGCTTGAATATATCGATAACCCTTAGAAAAGTTTGCATCATAGTACCTAAAGTTAAATGCTGCACACAAAATGTTATTCAGAAGCACTTGACCAGCATAAATAGGGCTACTGAAGTCAATATTGGGAATCATGCCGTCTAAACTGTCAGATAACTTGGATGTAGTTGAGCCGACCAACGCATACATTCCGTAATCATTCATAAACAAAACGGATCTAAAATAAGGAAAAATAGCGTAAGGTCGTTTTGTTCCTACGGATGCCGATACGTTGGTGTTAGTAAAAATAGTAACTCCACCCGTCACCACCCTCACATCCGAGAACACGTTAATCGAATCATCACCAAAAATGTACAAGAAATTATTGGCTGCCAAGAGTTGCACAATGTTTCCATGCAATGTGGAGTCGGTTAATGTCAACGCACCCGCAGAAACACTCGTAAAATCGCTATAAAAGCCCGCTGCTGAGTAATAAACAGTTCTTCCTTGTGCTACCCACACCCGACCACTAAATGTCGCCACACCCACGTTTTGATTGTTTGATACAATCGGTTGTAACACGGCAGTATTGCCACCAGTTCCCGTAATTGTCACAATAATGTTGGCGGCGTTAGTATAGCCTGTGCCGTTGTTGGTCATAATGACTTGGGTGATTGCATTACCTTGCACTATGGCTTTAGCCACTGCACCCGTACCACCACCGCCTGTAAATGAAATTGTGGTATTTGCCGTATTACTATAACCCGAGCCACCGCTGACCACCGCAAAAGATAATGTTCCTGTGGCAAAAGTAGTGATACCCGCAATTGCTGACGCACCAGAACCACCACCACCCGAAAACGTCACCACAACGTTTGCACCATTGGTATAGCCTGTTCCACCCGTCAATAACGTGATGGTACTGACATTTCCGTTCAAAATAGTTGCAACTGCGTTGGCTTGGGTGCCTCCCACTTGATCTGGTGCAGAAATAGTGACTGTGGGTGCCGAAGTATAAGCATTGCCCGCAGAAGTTAAAGCAATTGTGCCAATCGAGCCAATTGAAACCGTGTTGTTTCCATCCCAACTAAACAAACCTTTGCTCGGGTCAAGAATCAACATCCGATCATTGTTGTATTGTGAGTAATTTATCTCAGAATTGGAAAACGTACCCGCAGCCGACACATTGCCTGTTGCTAAAGTCTGAACATTGTAAAATTGTGCGCCACCATTGTTTTCAAAACCAACAATGTAATCGTTTTGCCCTAAATTGACAGAAGCAAAGGTAGTAACCGTACTACTGAAAGTAACAATGTTGCCTGTTGCGTTGATGACATTAGATACAGTCGGAATGATTTTTAAGTTGGCATAACCTACAGGCTGAACATTTTCTAGCCAACTAAACTCGTCATCTCCAATTGATGTACGGTTGGCTTTAGTGTTAAGACTCTTAAATTCCTTAACCACCTTGTAAGATTTTTTCTGTTCTGCGCTAGCCATTTACATTCCTGAGCCATACATGGTCGGTATCCGTCTTGTAAATACAGAGTTCAATACCGCACGGATTTGATTTGTGTATTCTTGTTTATAAATTTCTGCTTCACCAAAAGATTGCTCATAATATTTGGCTAAATAGGCAGCGTAAAATTTGACTGTTGTGCTATACGGTTCATTAATCACATCTACTGCGGATGGATTCGTTAAATCTAAATTATTTGGCAACACAACACAATCGATTTCAATCTGATAGGTTTGATCTGGTACTGGACCAATGTAAATTCTGTTTTCACTGTAAATACTAAAGACTAAAGGTCTGCCAATGTAGTTTTGCCAGAAACGCATCTTGGCATTAAATTCAGACCACTGTGCATAGTCGAGAGGCACCCGTGTATTACCCCAATATAAATTGATATTGAGAACATCAAGCACCGTATTGCCAGACGAAATAGACAATGGCATGGTTGCCAAAATAGAAGAAATATTCTCGTAAGTAATAATCTCACAGTTGCCTACATACAACAGTGTGGCACTACCATCGGCAAACGCAGTCGTTGGCGGGTAATTACTGTAATTATTATTGTTTGAAGCTGGGTACGGAGGCGCACTAGAACCACTTGTGCCACCCGTTTGATATTGATAAATAAAAATGTTGCTGAAGACATATTGTCCAGCGGTCACTGTGGTGTTGGCAACCCAAGCCGTAGGGGTGCCACCTTGAATTGTAGGGACTTGTGTTACTGCAATTTGTCGTAAACACCCTGTGTCACGAACCACACGCTCCCTAGCCGAATTAATATAGTCAGTTAACTGTTGTTGAGTATAGAAATTAAGGTTGGCATCGTGCAACAATCGTTGAACATCGGTGAGATAGCTCTGTAAGGTTGCCATGTTTTATTCATAGTTTAAACTGCTTTAAGGATTTTTCCCCTCGCTTGATGTGAGTCAGGCAAGGGTACTCTCTCCACCAACGGGGATAACGATTGGTTCTTTTTTGGTCGTTCAAGCTGAATATCAACAAGCGCTAAGGATTTAAAACCCTCTTTGTAATCAGCGCCACTTTTTACCCAACCTAAACGAGTCAAATATGGTTTTTTGTCTTCTTGGTCATAACCAAAAACATGAATAGCAATTTCAATAGGAACTTCAACAGTTTCATTTTTTGGAAAATCATAAAATTTACCATCGTATCCATCGCAAACCTCATAGTCCGTGTTATTCGTTACAAATACAGTTGACATCTTATCCCCTTCAAAAATTAAAAACTTACTACGTCACCATACACGCAAATGTCAACGGTATTAGCGTTTCCAGATGGGGTGTTAATGTTTACATATAATGCTTGCGTCACCACACCCGATACCACGTTTGTTGTGTAAGGCGCAGACGGTGTAATGTCTTGCCATGTACCAACACCCGTAAGTGTTGACAACACAGTATTGCCAAATACTACGTTGGCATTGTTGTTGGTGGCAGAAATAGACACGTTAGCAGAAGAAACGCTACCACTTGGATTTTGAATCGTAACTCTGCGAACAATTATTCCCCCAGAATTAGCCGTTGCACCACCGTTGGTTAATCCGCCACTTAATAAAGGCAAAGTAATTACTGCATTACCGCCAGTATTTAATTGGGTTGCACGAACAACTGCAAGACGACCGTTACTAAACGAATCAAGATAAAACTGTCCAACTGAATCTGGATTAGCCATTGTTTACCCCTTAACTTACGAAGGTTTGGTTTACTGCTTGACCGCCGTTGACAGTGTACAAAGTCAATGTCTGGTTTGATACCGTTGCGTTTGCACGCACGTTATAGCCATCAGAAATAATTGTACCGCCAGAGTTCGAAGCAACATAAGTTGACCAGTTGTTGTTGTTGGTTCCGCTATTTACCTCAATAGCTACGTTTGCAGTAGTGTTGACAGGCATAATATACAAACC